TCCGCTCCTCGCGCTTGGTGACTGGCTCCGAATCAACGGCGAAGCGGTCTACGGCACCCGGCCATGGACAACCCAGGTCGCGGGTGATATCCGGTTCACTGTGATATACCAGGACACAATAAATAAAGGATCAGGACAAATTAAATGAGAATATTTAAGAAGGAGAAGGGATTTTTTTTTGATTGCTGATGAAAAAACGTGGCGGGAAAGAACATAGTTATAGACAGGTGGCAGATGATACTAACATGGCACGTTATATCCATGTGATGAAAAATACAACATGCCATGTTAGAGCACGATTATTTACACGAGGGAAAATCACACCATGTCGATTTCGCGAACACGTTTTTTATCGCGGAGAGCTTCAGTGTGTTTCCGGATTTGCTCACGCAAATCACGCGCGTCAGGGATCGCTCGAATGATGATTGTCGGGGTGCTTTTGTCTGACGTATATAAGCGCTGATTTGGCCATGTGATTTTCCAACGGCTTCACCAAATTCCCTCTGGTTTTTTCCAATAGCTGTTTTATCGGTGACAAATCATTAATATTTTTCATAATTTTAATGTTCTTGACAAATTTTAATGATTATAATATAATATCTTCTGTGGTTGAGATATTAATCTGAAAGGAGTATAATCATGATCTTAGATGAGACTGATATCAAATACCTCCTGCGAAAGAACGGGTACAGTTACAAGAAAGTCGCCGAACAATTAGACGTCAGCTTCCAGATTGTCTATGAAGTCAGCAGAGGCATAAAAACCTCACGCCGTATTCGCACACATATCGAACAGCTCCTTGGCATTAAGGAGGGAACCCTTCGCATCTCGAAAGAGCGGTGCCCTCCCCTTATCAAGGTCGCCTGATCGCGGAGCCTCCGGAAACCTGCCGGGTCGAGGAGGCTTCGCCTTTTCTATTAGACGATATACGCTTTTCGGCCAGACGGTCAATTAAAAAATTCAGCAGGGATTTTATACGCGGTTTTTCACCCATTAACGAATCAATGAAAGCTGGTTACTATGGTTCACAACAGATTCAATCCCTCCGTGACGCTCACCGAAGCGATCTGGCAGACGGTGAATCGCGGCACACTCACTCCCGAACAGCTCCAGGACGAAATCGATTACTCCGCAAGCGCGCTGAAACGGGCTGGCTTAGACGGCGAATCGGGCGCCAGATTCAATCTGATGGTTTTCGTACATAATATTGAAAAGGATTTGATAGTATTCGACGAAGATGGATCTGTCAATGGCCTTGTAAAGAAATAGGCTTTTTGGAAAGTTACATCCTAAACTTGACAGTGTAAATATAACCACAAAAGAAAGCGCAATATGGCAGGCCTGATTTACAAAAGATATTCAAAAGATACAATAAAAAGAATGTTCGATGAAAATCCGGAAGGCGGGCGATTTCAAGTATCAAAGCGAGGCTCAAAAGGAGACGTTTATGGAAGAGAAGACCGTGATATAGAGATATGTAGAGACGGCAATCAGGGGATGAAGCTCGCCGACATCGCCCAGAAGCACAATTTATCAGGCAGGTATGTGCGGCACATTCTCAAAAACAATAATATCACGCTTCGTAAGACGGACAAGCGGTCAATGCTGAAAGAAATCAGGATTCATCTTCAAATAGGGACCCCGAAATCGCAGATAGCAAAGGAAATGGGTATCAGCAGGCAATGGCTATATAAACTTATCGAGGAAATCGGGTAAGGGCACAAGATTTTGTGCCCCTACGGAAACGGAAAGGAGAATCGACATGTGGGATTATATGGGATGGATATGTTTTATCGCGCTGGGATCGTATGTCGCGGGAATAGTTTCCGTGCTGGTGATAGGAACGTGGTATACGAAAAAAATACAACAGGGAAAGGTGAGGAGCATTTTTCGCAAAGGGGAATAGGGCATAAGATTTTATGCCCCAACGGAAATGGGCACAAGATTTTGTGCCCCAACGTGGAGGGAACCATGACAAAAGCATTGGGAAACAGAAAAAAGGAAGTGGAGCTTCCGAAAAAGACCGGGAACAGGATCGGGACGATCATCAGGAAGGGACTCTCGCTCAAACGGAGCATTGCCACGATCAACACCAAGATCAAGGAAAACACCGAGGCAATCATTCCGTTTGCCGCAATTCAAGCCGAGATGACCGGTATGAAGAGCGCCACATTCCGCAGCGAAGACGGCGAAGTCACGGTGAAATTCGGGGAAAAGATCACATACGATGAGGCCGATATCCCGAAAATCAAAGCCATTCTCGGCCCCATTTTCGACCAGATGTTTCACACTATCCCGACATTCGCGGTGAACACCGAGGACATTCCTGAAATCGAACAGCATTTGGGCCGGGATTTTTCACGGCTGGTGCAGAAACAGGAAACGGTCCGTCACACAAAGGATTTCCTCGCGCTGATCGCCGACGCCGACAGCCCGATTTCCAAGAAGGTGCGTGATTTTGTATCCGTACAGGCAACTAAACCGGCGGTGAGTTTCGATACGGTGAAGGGATAATGGCGGTAAAAAGGGGCATAATATTTTATGCCCCTACGTGACCCCAAATGAATAAGGGCGGACACACAGGTCCGCCCCTACGGGGGAAAAGGGCACAAGGTGTTGTGCCCCAACAGAAGGAGAAGGACAATGGTTCAGGGCGGAACACAGCTTGACATATTCGACGCGCTTTCGATGGATACGGATTCCCAGCAGATCCTTGCCCTGATAAAGCGGCGTGTCGGAAGACCCAACGCGATATCGGTAGACGATATATCCTCGTCATCAGGGATATCTCCCCGCGTTGTCCGTGATATAGTCAAGGGCCTGATAGAGCACCATCATATCAGGATCGGTTCCGCCCTGGGCCGTCCGTCCGGGTATTACATGATCGCCACCCAGGAGGAGGCGGACGCGAACGAGGCGACGCTGCGGCATCTGGCCATATCGATTCTGACCAGGGCGGCGGTTTTGAAGAAATTAACGGTTCGGGAATATTTGAAAGAAGTGCAGGGGGAGATGTTTCAGGGAACACAAGGGACGGGGGCATAAGAAAAAAGGGCACAAGGTGTTGTGCCCCTACGAAACGAAACAATACGGAAAAGGGCACAAGGTTTTGTGCCCCCACGAAACGGAAATGATATGGGAACGAACACGATAACAGGGGCGCAGAAGACGGCGATATGGACGATTCTGCGGGAGAACGGGATCGAGGAAGAGATGTTCCGGAATTGGCTTCAGGAGCATTACGGGAAACGGTCGACACGGGAACTCTCGAACGCGCAGGCGGCCAGTGTGATACAGTCACTCAAGGCGTTTGTCGGCGAGGAATACAAGCCCCGAACGATGACGTGGGGAATCACCGACCGTCAGATGTGGGCGGCACGGGCAATCGCGAAACGTATCGGCTGGGACGACCCGAAACGGTTAGACGGCATGGCCAAGCGGATGTTTACCGGGAAGTTCCGGCTGGAACTGCTCAATAAAGCGGAAGGGAGCAAACTGATACTGGCATTAGAGCGGATGGAAGACGAAGTGAAGCGTGGCGAGCGGGTATACGCGTAAAAAAGGAGCTGTGGCGGAATGGAGACGCTCATGGTGGAGGTAACTTCAAACGGTGATAGCCTATAAGGCTATGCATCGGGGAGGTAGATAAATCATGGATGGTATTGAGCAAGCAATAAATCACGTGTGCCACATAAATCCAATGCAGAAATCGAATCCTGCCAGCTCCTCTTTATTAACCGCGAATGAAAAGAAAGGAACGGGGAAATGAATAAGCTTAAACTGTTTGATGGAAAAAATGAAATAGAAGAATTAGCAAATAATGCCTATAAAAGTGGGTGGACGTTAGGGGCATTTTCAATGTTTTTAATTGTAAGAAAATATTTCTATTACGAAGATAAACTACTTTCATGTAAAGCGTTAGACAATAACGAATTAGCCCTTTATTTGGAAATAAAAGAAATTATAAGCGATCCTTGTTTTGTGGATTCTGACGAATATAAAAACAAACTATGTTCAATTGTTGAAGAAATTGAGCAAAAACGTGAAGAAAGAGAGAAAACAGAGCATCTCATAAATAAAGCAGATAAAATTATGAGAAAAACAATTGGGTGGTGAACACTTGACGTCAAATCATTCGCGGGGCATGATTTCAATGAAAGGATTAAATAATGGATGATATTGTTGTGTACGGGCGCGGTGGTAATCTTGATAATTATAACCATGATGAAAATGTGGCTGGAATGAAAGCATGTATCGAAAAGCACTACACGGCGGCAACAGAATACGCGATTGAGATGGGCGAACGCCTTCTCAGGGCTAGAGAGCATGTTAATCACGGCGAGTGGGGTAAAATGCTCGATGATATAGGGTTCACGCAAAGCAATGCATACAAAATGATGAAAATAGCGCGAGTCTTCGGCGACAATCCCTCTCTTCTGGCTGATATGACCCGGCGAAAAGCGTATATGCTTACCATGCTTCCGAATGATAATCTTATGCAACTCAAGAACGATCAAGTCGTAATGACCTCTGACGGTGATATATACACGATGGAAGATATCATTAAAATGAGTGATCCGGAACTTCAGGAAAAGATCAAGCGGTTGGAAAAGGAAGTCAGGGCCAAAGAGAACGAGCTTCGCGAAGAGCGTTTCGAGAAACAGGCCGCGATCAAGCAGGCACAGGAGGAACGGGAATACAACAAAAAGCTGGAGCGGGACAAAGATTCAGCGATGGCAGAGAAATTCGAAAATTTAGAAAAATCCATTAGAGATTATCTGGATGAACTGGTGGAATTTCGCGGCAAGATGGCCGAAGAAGAGCGGATTCAGGTAGAGGGAGCGGACGCTTTTAACGCCATAACGAGGGCGGTCGGGGATTTTGTCGGCGGCGTGACCACTCTCAACACAATACGATTGACAAAAGACTACGATCCAAGGCTCAGGGCCGCTTTTTACGGAGCTATCACAGAGGCACGGGAATGGCTAAAACAAGCTGAAGAACGGGCTTATGGTTATTTCGGCCCAAACATTGAGGTCAGAGAGGAAGATGTATACCGGGATCCGGATGATGAAGAAGACCAGGCTTAAGCTATCAGAAGACACCATCCGGGAACTCTGCGGATGCTGGGAAGAATTGAGCGCCTCCGAGCGGTCGGCACGTGTGGAACATGCGGCGCGTGACTGCTGTGTCACCTCCGGCACAGTTTACCGCCGTGTAAAAGAATACCGTGAACGCGGGAGAAGCCTCTCGGAGCGCCGCACGGATAAATCATCGCCCCGCATTCTTGACGCTGAATCCCTTGAGGTATGTGTAAAAAAAGTCATGGGCCTGAAAGCTATCGATCCATACAAGCCGAACAAACGGATCGCCAATCCGAATAAGTGCATGAGTACCTCACGGGCGATAGAAATCCTCGAGCGCATGGGTGAAATTCCAGCCGGAGTATTGACCGCCCGGACAGTGAACCGCTGGGCGAACATATGGGGCATCACGGTGCGGAACATCTGCTCCGCGTCACCCGCAGTGAAACTTGTCAGCCATCACCCGAACCATGTGCATGTCATCGACTTCTCGGTCTGTGAGCAGTACTATCTCCGGGATGAGGACGGCAAAGTCATACAGAGGCCGTTCACTTACAAGAACAAGCCGAACGAAGCAAAACAGAAGATATGGTCGTTCTCGCTGGTGGACCACTACACCGGCGCAAATTTCATCAAGTATTTCCTTTCGCCAGGAGAAAGTTCGGACATGCTTTTCCAGGGCCTTGTGGAAGCCTGGTCAAAAAAGGACGATTCGCAGTTCCCGTTCCACGGCACGCCCCGGATTCTCTATGCCGATAAAGGTTCAGCGCTCCGATCGGAACGGATACAAAACCTTCTTCACGCACTTGGCGTCGAGCCGATCACCCATATGCCGGGGAATCCCCGTGCGAAAGGCATGGTGGAATCGTCATTCAAGCACCTTCAAACACAATTTGAAACCAAACTGCGCCTTCTCCCCGCGATGAGCATCGATGAGCTGAATGACCGGGCGTATAACTGGCTTATCCATCATAATTGGAGCGCGAAATCCGGTGAGGAGAAAACACGATTCGCCATGTGGCAGGGAATTACGAATGAGCAGCTCTTAGAGATGCCGAACATGGATGTGCTGCGGAAGGTAACGGCGTCTCACGAGATCAGGACGGTCGACGCGTACTGCTCTATCAGCCTGAACGGTGAGAAATACGGGGTGCCGGAGATTCTCATGGGCAAGAAAGTGCGTGTCTGGCACAACATGGACGGTGGTATTTCTGTTCAAGACATTCAAACCGGTGAGGTACATCCCACTGAAGACATACGCAGAGCAGTATTCGGGACATTCAACGCGCACAAAAAATCAGAAGTTGAACGACGGCAGGACGCGGCGATATCAGAGGCCGACGACATTCGGAAACGAATACGGCCTGAACATCTTCTGTATGACACACCGAACATGCACGCTTTCCCGAAAGAGGGCAGTCCGATCGAGGTTGACAGCGAGCTTGCGCCGAAAGTATTCGGGACGCATTTCGAAAGCATGTACCAGGCGAAACTGGCGATTGCTGATGAGCTGCGTATCAATTTGGGCGACCTTCCGGGATGGATGTTAGAGGAGATCGAGGCGGCGCTCGAGGTGACGCTGGAGCGGGAAAAGGTTATGGAAATAGCGAAGTATGTGGGGGAATTGGTGGCGCAGAGGGGCGCGGTATAGAATAAAGGGCACAAGGAATAAAGGGCACAAAGTGTTGTGCCCCTACAAGACCCCCTTCCGGCTGACGCCGGTGTCGGGGGGAACGATAAGGATGGGATTATTAAAAGAAAGGGGACAGTATGAGGACACCACAGCCATTTTGGACGCATTTCGGATTGAAACGCAATCCATTCGGGAATATCGAAAGCAAGGACGATGTGTTCGAGAGCCGGGAGCTTGCGAGAACGATGGACCTTCTTGCCGAAGCTGTCGAGGAGGGCGGTATTTACAGTGTCACCGGAGAGCGCGGTATCGGTAAGACAACCGCAAAGAACGAGATCATCGCGTATTTCGATGAAAACAAGTCGCGATATGCGTATTCGATTCTCGAATGCATGGACCTTGAAGTTGTCACGATGGGAACGGTGCTTTCCGCGCTGGTCACCGACCTGTCGTCGGAGCCGGTGAAACAGTTCGCCGAGCAGCGGTCCCGTCAGGCACGGCGTATTATCGGTGAGATCGCGGCACGGAAAAAGGTTGTGCTGATAATCGACGAATCCCAGCGGCTTGCGGCGAAAACCATGGAGCAGCTCAAGATGCTCACCGAGATGAAGTGGGGCATCCGCTCCCGGCTTATCACTGTGCTGCTGTTCGGCCAGCCGGAACTGATCGCCCGGATATCCCGCGACAAAGGGCTGTTTCTCCGGGTGACGCAGTACAACATGCGCGGCCTATCGGAGGATGAGGTTCTTCAGTACATCGATGTTCGCTGCCGGATCGCGGGCAGGAATATGGATGAGATATTCAGCAAGGATGCCCTGCTTTATATCAGCCAGAACCTTCACAGCCCGCTCCATATCAATCACATCTGCTCCGGGACGATGCGGGAGGCGAAGTGCGCCGGCGAAAAACAGGTGTCAATCGAGATGGTGTACAAGAGCGACGGGATACGGAACCCCCGTCAGATACTCAGGGACGCCGGGTTGAACATCCATGCGTTTGCGAAGGAAGCGGGCGTACGGGTAGATGACGCGGCCAAGGTTTTAGACGGGCAGGGCGATGATGTTGATCCGGAGAAACGGGAACTGGTTCGCTCGGCATTCCAGGGCATCATCAGGGGCGCGCGTGAGCAGGCGCCCGAACAGCAAAGGAACGCGGGATGATCTATACGGCGTCTTTTTTCGAAAGGAAATACTGGGGAGCCGGGGAAGGACGGCTTGTCAGTATCGCCATGGACATGCCTGATGGGTACACGTGGAACTACCACGGCTTTCACATCACCGAAAACGAACTGCTGAAACCCGAGTGGTGGCTGGTCAACGGTTTCAAGAGCGGGAATATTTTACCCAAAGGGTATAAGAGGGAATATTTTACGATACTCAAAGGGCGATTCGGCGAGAACTGGGGCGCGCTATACCGAGGTTTTCTCGGGCCAGGAAAAGCATTGGAGGTTATGGAGTTAGAAGACGGCGACAGGCTGCTTTGCTGGGAAGGTTATGGAACGTTCTGCCACCGGATACTTGTGGCTGAACTGTTAAGAAAGAACGGGATTGAGGTACGGAGGAGGTAATGTAATGGAGCTTAAAGCACATATTGACCCTTTTATTTCAATAACCAAAAAAGGGGTCATGATTTGGAATAAAAACGTTCTCGAAACCTATGAGCCGGGAACAAAACAATCTTTCCGCATTTTTTACGACAAACGGGAAGAGTTGCTCGGATTTTCGCTTTGCCGAAAAGACGCCGAGGGCGCTGTCGAAATGAATTGTTCAGAAAAAACAAAGCAAAATTCTTTCGGCATTATAAAACTGTTTAAAAAAATCGGCCTTGACTGGCAGCAATATATCGGCAAGTACCGCGTCCACAGCTACGAATCTGATCATGTGATAACATTTTATATCGATCTAAAACAGAGAATGGCGGCAGGTACCAGATTATGAAAAGTGGAGCGGTGATTATCGGGTTTATCGTCATCGCATTGGGGGCGTTTCTCCTGGGGCTGATGATAGGCGGGTTGATGTGGGAGGTGTTATTATAGACAGGGGCATAAGATTTTATGCCCCTACGGGTGACCTCCCTCGGCTAAAGCCGTGTCCCCCCTGTTAGGGGGGAATGATACGGATAAATTATATGGGGAGCGGAACATCGCTCCCCTACAAAAAATAACCATAGGGAATGAGATGGTTTTGACGGATAAAATACATTTGGCTGCAAAGAATCGAGAAGAACTTCACGCGTTCGCGGAGTCAATCGGGCTGAAACAGGAGCAGTTTCAAAACCACCGGCACCCGCACTATGATTTGAAGGACTCGATGGTTCAGGCGGCAATAAAGGCGGGCGCGATCGTTCTCAATACGAAGACGCTTGTCGGCGTGCTCTCAGGCCGGGCAATCATCCAGAATACGGGCACCGGGCCGGTCATTCTCTGGAATTGTGAGCGCATCGGCTGCGAGATATGGACAAGAGTAATGGGGTACTACCGCCCTGTCAGCGAATTCAACATTGGGAAGAAGGCGGAACACAACGAACGGGTTTTTTTCAATGAACAGAAAGCGGCTCATTCGCTTCACTAAACATGCCCTTGAGCGGGTTAGAGAACGTCATCCGGACTGGACTGACAACAACTGCCGTGACCTTGCCGCGATGGTGATAGAGAACGGGCAGCTTCTTCCCGGAAACAATGGCTGCAAGCGGTACCGATATATGGGATTCGAATTTGTGATCAAGGAAAATAATTGCAACAATGTTATAATAACGGTGGTTTGATGTGGGTAAATACAAGGCCGAAGTAAAAGAAAAAGCATACGAATTGTTCATGATCCAGCAGATGCCGTTCCTGCGGGTCGTTGACATGATGAAACAGGACTACCCGACGTTTTCCAAAGGCACGCTGACGAAGTGGAAGAATGATCCGAAGCTTGACTGGGAGGGGCGGTACCAGACGTACTGCACCGCTATCGCGATCCGGAACGACGCGGAGCTTGCCAAAAAAACACGGCCGATTCTTGACACACTGCGGATAACGCGGCAGAAGGTGTTCGAAGAAATAAAAGACCTGTTCGACGACAAAACCCGCGTGATCAATGAAAAAAACATCGGGCTGGTGCTCTCCAGTTTTGTCCGGATGTGCGACCTTGAAGTCAAGATGACCGGCGGGGCGCAGAATCAGACATCAGCGGCGCAGATAGTCCAGGTGATAATCATGGTTTTGGAAAAAGACCCCAATGTTGGCCCGGTTCTCACGGCTCACAAAACGAATATAGTCGACGCCATATTTGAAGAGATAAAAGAGAAATAATGAAAACAAGCTTTGACGAAAAGAACGAGATTCTCCACCTATTTCTGGAAGGCCTCAAAAATCAGAACCGGCTGATTCATGAATACAAGGACCGGCCAATAGAGTTCCTGGCCAAGACGGGGAGCTACTACCCGCCGATCCTCCGCGAGATGTTCATGGACATCTACCGTCAACGGGTTCTCAGGGCAATGGTTATCGGGCCGCGAGGCGGCGGGAAAACCTATTCCCTTGGCGATATCGCGGCAAGCCTGTTTCTGTTTTATGGGTTCGATGTGCTGATCGCGTCCGGCGGTGAAGGCCAAGCGAAGGAAGTATATGAGGAAGTGACCAGCGTCCTTGGCGAGGAAGAGGTCGATGAGTATGTCCCCACGCTCACCACGCAGATATCGAAGGGGCGGTCCGGGAACTGGATACGGTTTATCCCGGCCAGCACACGGCGTGGCAGAGGCCCTCATCCGGGACGGGGACACGGCGGCCTGATCATCCTGGATGAAGAAGGCGAAATGGAGGAGAAGATCGTTAACGCCGTTTTGGGCACCGGCTCTACCGCGAATCCACTGATCATCATCCGGGCGTCCACAGCCCACAAGATTGACGGAACATTCGCCGATCTGCTTGAAGAGTATGAGAAAAAAGGGTATAGGCTATACCGGTGGGACGCGTTCGATGTTGCAAAGAAGTGCCCGTATGACTGCGCGAACTGTATCGAGGAGTTCCGCGAAGAATACTGCCGGGGAAAAGCCAAAAAGAACAGCGAATTAGGCTGGATATCGATTGACTATCTGAAGCAGATGTGGATCGAACAGACAAAGGAATGGTTTGAAGTTGAGCTTATGGCACGGCGGCCGTCAAAGGCAGGACGGGTTATCGATACGAATGACATCAGGCTTGCGGCGGTGAAAGAATGCCCGTATGTAAAAGGCGTAGACGGGGCGTTTGGGATCGACTGGGGGTTCAAGGGGTATACTAAAATAGTCGCCACGCAGATGGTTGAAGAGAAACTCAGAGTGTTCGACGCGAACTCATTCAGCGAGACCGGCATCGATGATATCGCGGCGTTTCTCAAGGACTGGCGGAATATGTACGGCGGGATCAACGAGGTGTACGCCGACAGCTCTCACCCGTTCGAGAACGACAAGCTCCGCAAGGAAGGATTCAATGTGACCGAAGTGACATTTGTGAGTTTCAAAGAAGCGGGCGCAGGCGCAGTGAAATGGTTTTTTGAGAAGCAGAAAATCGAGATAGCGGAAAAATTTAAGGAACTATTGGATCAGTTAAAGAAATGGCGGCGGGACAAGTCCGGAAAGATTGTAAAAAAGGATGACCACTACCCGGACGCGCTTCTCTGCACGATGATGAAATGGTGGAACAAGGCCCGGCGAAAGGTCGGCTATTTTAAAGTGACGAGGTAAGACATGGCGCAAGTGACTATCGGCAAGCGGAGCCGCGAGGCGGCTCTCAAGACAATGAAGCACCTTATCGAAACGGAATTCCCCGACCCGGTTCTCCGTCTGGATGCCAGCAAGAGCGGCTCTCAGCAGCCCGATCTAAATACGGTGTATACGCAGTATAATCTGATAAAGCCGCCGTTCTCGATGGCGATCATGGCCCGGCTGCTGGACCTTGACCCGTATCTCTCTGGAGCTGTCGACGCGGTTGCTACGAACGTGAGCGCGTGCAAAATGTATCTCGAATATACCGGCGACGGGGACGCGCCCGAAGAACAGGAAAAAACGCTGCATGAGTTTTTCTTTGAATCGAGCGACCCGACGAACCCCATGTCTTTGCAGGAAAAAATAAAAGCCTGCGCGGTCGATTATATTTCCCTGGGAAACTGGAATTTAGAGATCACGGGCACCGGCAAGCGGCTTATCGACCTTGTTCACGCGCCCGCCGAGTTTGTCCGTGTGACAAAGGGCATGGCAGGCTATATGATGGTGAAGGACGCCACGAAAATTGATTTTTCCCTCTATGGAGGTGCACAGTCTGGTGATACAAATCAGATATTGCGGGCGATAAATAAGATGCCCGGACACCGGGTATACGGCAAGCCGCTGACCTATTCTCTGGTGAATACGGTTCTCATGAACAGCCTCCGCGATGAGAAAAACCTTGACTGGTTCGACCAGGGCGTGCTGGCTGACCTGATGGTGTTGGTCGAGGAATCGATTGATGAGGCAATCAAGCAGCGTATTGTCACCGATTTCCAAAACACGAGCGACGGAACGCAAACGATGTACATCCTCGACGGAGTCGGCAAGGGCGTTATCGAGCAGATCAAGCGGGAACTGGAGGGCAAATCGTTTGATACGATGGAAGAGAACAACCGTCAGCGGGTGCTTACGGCTCTCCGGGTGCCTCCCGCGAAAGTGGCGATCTACGAGGACGCGAACAGGGCGAACACGCTGACGCAGGACGAGGTATTCCAAAGCGAGGTTATCAAGCCGATTCAGGGCACGTTCAAGGTGCGGTTCGACCATCTGATCAAGCATGGTTTTGGATTCAACAACTGGGAATTCAAAATGAAACCGATCAGCCTGAAAGACCGCAAGGCTGAGGCAGAAATAGATAAAATATATCTGGACAGCGCTGTTTATAATCTCAACGATGTGCTGATAAGGCTGGGTATGAAACCGACACCAAACGGCGACCGGCGGCTTATCAATACGCCGCTGGGCCTGGTGGATGTGGACACGTGGGAGATCGCGGTTGCCGACCCGACACAGAATCCGGCGGCGACAGCAGAACGGCTGGCCAAGAACAACGCGATCGGATTAATTGTGAGATTGGCCGAACTGCGCCAGGAACTTCAAAAAGAGACGGGGCATACCTGTGATACCATTCACTCTTAGAAAGCGCCTTAGCGATGAGATATACGGCCTTCTTACCGATATCGGGATGGCAGCACAAAGGACGGACTCGTTTGTCGATCAGGAAAAATTGGTTAACGGATTTATATCCGACTGGTCGAGGGAAGCGGATAAAATAGAACAGGCTGTATTAAAGCAGATCGAGAACGGGAAAGTAGAGGTGTCTCTCTGATGGGGAAATACAAAGAATTCGAGAAGATTATATACCGCTACACCCATGAGGCGTCAGAGTTGGGCGGCCAGGCGGCGGTCGACACGATAGAGCTTGGCCATCGTTTCCACTTTGAGGACAAGGACGCGCTGAATTTCTTAAAAGAGAATGCGGTGCAGCTTTCCGAAAGCTCTCTTTCCCGGCTGAATGGGGATATCAACAAGGTAATCGCGGAGGGAATCAAAAACGGCGCGCCGATCCGGGAGATCACGAAGGAAGTCAAAGGCATATTCAATGATTTCCGGGGCTACGAGGCGGAGCGGATAGCCCGTACGGAGATAGCGAGAGGCACGAACAACGGGGCTTTGGTCGGCTATGACGGCATGGGAATCAAGGTTGTCGAAATATATAGCAATCCCGGGGCGTGCCCGCTCTGCCGGGCCCGTCACGGCGACCTGATGTCAATTGACCAGGCGACTAACACCTTGCCGTTGCACCCTAACTGTTATTGCTTCTGGCTTCCCAGGGCGGATATCACGAATCCGAATGTAGATGGATGGAAAAGCATGGGAGATATTTCCGGCGAAATAGTCAAGGGGCTGGCTATTGATACCGCATTCAGGAGAGTTTCCATGGCTCCTGAGACGATGGTAAAGCTCAAAACAAAACCGGGCCATATACCATCACCGGATGAAGTCAGGCTGTTTATTGAAACCGCCGATATGGGTTTTATCGATGAGGCCGGTCAGATATGCCTGGTATCCCCCGCCGAATCCGGGCTTTGGAAATTTGCGCCTATAAAGGAAACCGAAGACCTTGGTAATATTAGTTTAAGCGGGTATTATATTGGGAAACGGCAACTGACACGACAACTCAAAAAAGCGAGGAAAACGTATGGCTTCTGACATCACACTCACCCTTGAAGAACAATTTCTAAAAACGGACGCTATCATACTTAAGGCTGACGAATACGACGAATTTGAGGAATATATCGAGCAACTGGGCCGCGAACAGGACGATTCCATGCTCATGATCGGCGTACACCGCGATACCGGCGAACCGCTGAGCATCATTCTCGAGCAGTTCGTGAAGGAAACGGAATACGCAATAAAAATGCTTCGCGAATACCCGCTGCCGTGGACGTTCTCCCTGCCGCAGATGGGGATCAAAGAGAAGCCATTAGAGGATATTCTCCTGGCAATATACAAGAAGCATAAGAAAACAAAGATGGAATGGGAATAAATCAGCGGGGATGTGATGATTGTCATCGACGAACAGTTCAGGGAACGGCTGGACAAAGTAAAAAAACGGCACTCATGGCCGGTTGCACTTCTGGCTAAGACTTTGGGAAAGCCAAGATGTTACGTTTATCGGAAAATCGAGGAAGAAAAATTCGATGTCGTTGAGGACAGCGGACCCGCAAAAGTCCTCTCAAATTCGGTCATAGAATTTTTTGAAAACAGACTGAAAAAAGTGTAGCACTATTCGCAGTATTATCATTGACTATTATGTATATAGAAGCCGTAGGCATCAACGCCTGCGGCTTTTTTCATTTGGAGGCGGCAGTGAAAAAACAGATCATCAGAGTCCCCATTGTCCGGCTGGAATCAGAGAAGCACATGGTGTACGGGTACGCCTCCACCGGTGCGCTGGACACCTACGACACCCGGTTCGACCCCGCATGGTGGCCGCAGGCTGTCACCGGGTATCTTGCGAAGCGCACTATTTCCTCGATGCATCTTGATATCAATAACGAACCAATCAAAGACACCCTCCGCGAACCGAAAGTTGTCGGCACGGTCCCGATGCTGGAAATCAACGAGAAGGGCCTCTGGATCGGGGCAGAAGTGACCGATCCGGCCGAATGGGAACGTATCGCGAACGGTGAATACAACGGATTCTCCATCGCGGCACAGCCGTTTGAATTCAGGGAGGAGACGGCAGACGGACGTGAGATTCTGGTGTTCACGAAGTATCACCTGAGCGACATCACCATCGGCTATCCCGCTTCGAACCACGAGGCGCAGTTCCAGCTTATCGAGCGCCTGGCGTATGACGATTCGTCCAACTGGGACTTCGATTGGGGCAAGGACGCGGATGCGATTATCGCCCAGCTTGGCTGGAAGGGCATGGAGCAGGCGTGCCTGTATAAAGACCCCAACGCCGACCCGGAAACAAAAGCCGCATACAAGCTGCCGGTGGCCAAGATGAAAGCCGGTGAACTCACTATATACTGGAACGGCGTCCGAGCGGCCATGGCAGCACTGAACGGCGCGCGCGGCGGCCTCGATATACCGGAATCAGAACGAAACTCCATATACGCGAAGATCAAAAAACTGTACACCCAATTCGACCACGAAGCGCCTGAGCTGCGCTTAGGAGGAGAGATCACCATGAGCACATTCGGAAAAAAAGTGTCTGAATTCGTTCAGCGGCTTACCGGCAAGGAGCCGGACGAAAAAGTCAAAAAAGAGATCGAGGACCTGGAAAAAGACCTGTCCGGCAACCAGAGTAAGCAGATCGATGATTTGACAGCCAGCCTCAAGACTATCACCGAGCGTATCGAGAAGATCGAGAAGGGCGGCGACGCCGGAAAGCAGACACCGCCAGAGCCAGAGACAAAAGCCCTCGAAACCATATCCGGAACACTGAAAAAAATCGAGGAACGGCTGGAAGCGGTCGAAAAGGCCGCCGCCAAGAGCCAGCAGCCCGGCGAAGGAACCGGCGGCACCGGTAACACCGGCGAAAAAACAAAAGAGCCGGATGTATTCGCCGGAACGTTTTTCCCAGGGCTTTAAACCCGATATCAACTGAAAAAAAGAACTTCTCATTACGGAGAACAGTACCATGCCGAAAAAAAGATTAAAAGACATGACATCGGATGAGCGCTGGGCGGTCATCGAACAGCGTATCGCCACGAGCGATATCGCGTCCGCCGGAAAGCTCAATGCCGACCAGGCCGACAAGTTCATTCAGCTTGTGGTTGATAACACCACGCTGAAGGATTTTGTCGATTCACTGACCATGCGGGCCGCGACGCGCGACCTCGACACCCTCGATTTCGCAACCCGTCAGATGACGAAGCCGACCGAGGCAACGGAAACAACGGATACTATTTCCGCCACGTTCGCGAAACGGACACTGACGGCGCTTGAATACGTGTATCCGGCTGATGTGAGCTACAGCTTCCTCGAAGACAACATCGAGAAAGAGAATTTCGAAGGCACACTCATGGAGATGATATCCAAGGCGCTGGCGCTCGATTTAGAAGACCTCAATATCAACGGCGACACTGAGTCAGGCACGACATTTCTCCAACAGAACGACGGCTGGATCAAGATCGCGAAAGCAGCCGGGAATGTGTATGACATCACGTCCCCTGGCGACCGGCTGGATTCCATTTTCCCCGGCATGCTGGCCGACATGCCCGACAAGTGGAAGGCGAACCGCAGCAACATGGCGTTCCTGCTTTCATCTTCCGATTACGAGGCATACGAAGAAGAGATTGCCACACGCAACACCGGTTTGGGCGATATGGCGATTACGACCGGCAAACGCATTCCGTACAAAGGCGTCGAGATGATCACTCCTCCCGCCTGGCCGAGCGGCACGTATATGCTCACACTCAAAAAGAATCTTGCGCGCGGCATACACCGTGAGATTCTGACAGAAACCGAACGCGTACCCCGGAAACGGCTCATCGAGGTTACCGTGTCGGGCCGTCAGGACGCAGAAATCAAAGTAGTCGACGCTGTTGTCGTCGGCTATCAGGCAACCTAAGCAGATTCACGATAACCTATGGGGAAGGGGCGCATCCCCCTTCCCTTCTTTACCCTACAGGAGCCACCACGATGAAACGACTATTTACTTTTGCTCTTCTTGTTTTCACGATCACCGGACTGGTATTCAGCGTGATCCAGTCCGAACCGGCTTTTGCAAAACGGCTGACGTACTATTTGGGCCAGTGGAGCTCGTCCACAGATAAGACATTCACGGTCAGCACAACCGGTTCAGATACCACAGCGATCTTTGAACTCATGGAGAACATGAGTTTTTTGGCCTTAGTCTCTCAGCGGGACACCGACACCAGCATATGGGTGAAGCTGCAACTGCTGCCCTATGATTACGCCGATTCAAACGGATATGTTGTCGATTACGATTCTGCGCGAGTGATAAGCGATGGTGTACAACTACTGAATTTTACGAATTTCGACACCGACAGCTCGCGCGTGAAAACGCCGCCAAACTATTACGGCAGACTTATTTTCAAAGGCGTCACCGGCAATGATACGACTGATGTTAAAATCAGATACGAGTCTGCTACGGAAGGCGATTTTTAATATAAGGGGCACAAGATTTTGTGCCCCTACAAGAACCCGCTGACGCCGTGCCCCCCCAAGGGGGAACAATACGGCGGGATTACAGCCCCCTTTCGGCGCTGACGCGCCACTTTCCCCCCAAGGGGGCAAGCATAATGAATGGGTTGACTAAGCAGAAAGGGCAGGACAATGACTTACGTACGAATCAAACCTCCGCAGAACAAAGGGCAGGATGTGCCGCAAAGTATATCAACCGGCGGCGTGAAAATTGTCCGGGGCGGCCCCGGAATTGAAGTCCCGAAAAATATTATCGGCGCGCTGAAAAAAATCGGCGGCGGTCATATCGAAACATCCGAGAAGCCGTTCGAGGTTGTGAAGAAAACAGGCGGCGTCATCGATTTGGAAGCGGGAAAGATGCGGTATCCAGATGAGGAAGACGCGACTGAAAACACAGAGAAAACCGGAAAAACAGACAAGGCCGGGAAGTAATGACGAAAAGGGGCGCGAATCATTGCGCCCCAACAAAGAAGACCCCTCGGCTACGCCGTGTCCCCCCTGTTAGGAGGGAACGATAAGGAAGAGAAATGGCAATCGACGCAACCGACAACGCGCTTATCGAACTCGATGAGATCAAGCGCTATCTAAAGCTGACCACGAACGACGAAGATGATTTCCTTCAACAGGCAATCAACGACTGGTCAGACGCTTTGGAAACACGGCTGAACCGCGTTATCAAGTCAGCGGACTACGAGGACGAACGGCACCACGGCGGCAAGCTGGCGATATTGCTGAAGAATATGCCGGTCAGTGCCATCTCCTCAATCACGGTGGACGATGAAGAACTCGACAGCGATGATTATACGTTCGATACGGACAGCGGTATTGTCAGAATGGCCACCGGATATCCCTTCGACGGCGGGCCGGGAAGTGTACTGGTGAGCTATACCGCAGGGTATGAGACGGCGCCGGGCGATATCAGACGGGGGATCATGCAGATCGTAGCGCTGGAATACTACCTCTCCGCGAGAGGGCAGAAGGCGCTTATCAAAAGCGGAGAGAACATTCAGGGCGGTGGCGTGACCTATAATCGCGGGCCGCAGGATCAGGAACGAATCATGGCCGGGCTGGAGCGCCGGTATTCGAGGCGATAATGCAGGCAAGTTTTGATTTCGAAGGCGGCGAAGAGCTGCGGAAAGGCGTTGAGCGGATCGCGAAGAATACTCCCGGAATGGTGTACTCGACGGTCGTCCAGGCGTGCACGCTCATAGAAATCAGGGCCAAAACGCATCACCTTGCCGGAGTGACACTTAATCCACAAACACACCGCCTTCAGCAATCTGTAAAGACCTCAGTCGAACGGAAAGGTTTGTTTGGCAATGAAATCATCGGACGGGTCGGCAGTCCGGTTGTGTACGCGGCTGTCCATGAATTCGGCGGGATCATCAAACCAAAAAAAGGGAAATACCTGGTATTCCAAATTGACGGAACATGGATACGGACAACGCAGGTGAACATACCAAAACGGGAATGGCTGTCGAAATCGGCAAAGGACAACGAGGCGGCAATCGGTCGGCTGTTCGGGCGCGAAGTTACACTGCTGATAGAGAAGCAATAATAGAAGACCCCCTCGGCTGACGCCGTATCCCCCCCTTTTAGGGGGGAACAAAAAGGAATGGACGTGGCAGACGAATCAAAACGGGAACTCATACTCCAGAATCTGAAGAGCGCCTTAGAAGGCATAGACGGCGACGACCCGTATTGGACGGAAATCAAAACAGTGCGACGGGTGCCAGCGGTGCCGACCGATTTTGAGGGAGAGGAGAAACCGGCGCTCCTTATCATCGCGACCGGGGGCAGTGAGGATATCGAGAACCATCACGGCTATCATGACCGGCGGACAATGAAGGTCGGAATCGTGGGCGTGATGGACCGCCCGGCAGACGACGAAGGCGCCGCGCTCAACCGGCTTATGCAGGATGTGGGAATAGCGGCTATGGCCGATCAGACGCGGGGCGGATACGCGTCCGCAACGTTCAAGACCTTTCAAGTAGATCATTCGAACTTATTCGGCGACCTCTGCCTGTTCGAGACGGAGCTTGCCATACGATACCACGTGGACGGGAGGACCGAGCAATGATCATTAAATATACCGGCAAAGACAATAAGCGAATCGAGGGGTTTGGGTACATGCATACCGGGGAAGAGAAGGATTTTCCGGAATTCGTCGGGAAGCAGCTTTTGAAATTACCTGGTTTCAGGGAAGTGAAAAGGCAGACACGCAGGCCTGCCCCTACATTGGGAGGCGATGAAACATGAGCACAGAATACGCATACGGACGCGAGGAGATAGTCTATGTGACTGAAGAAACAACGTTCGGGACACTGGTACATCCTACCGCCGGAGACGCAATGAAGGTTCTTTCCAGCGGGATGACCTTCTCGCAGGAACGGAAAGACCGAAACGAAAAAGGCAGCACGCGGTCGATCATCAGCAAAGTCACCGGGCGGAAGAGCGCTGAGTTCGACCTTGAGATGTACGTTCTGCCGTCAGGAACCGAAGACAGCGCGCCGGACTGCGCGCTTCTCTTAGAGCACTTGTTCGGCACGGAAACCATCGTACCCGATACGAGTGTCGCGTATTCCCTTCTTGCGGAGCCGACGAAGAGCCTGAGCCTCTTCCGTGACATTGGCCCGCACCGCGAAGCGCTCAGCGGCTGTGTGCCCTCAAAATTCGGACTGAAATTCGGCGGCGGCGACGAACCGAAATTCACGTTTTCCGGAGAAGCGAAGGACCATTACCTCTGCGGTAGCGACACGCTGGCATCAGCGGCGTCCAGCGCGTCCATCGTAGTCAGTGACGCCCGTCAGTTCGCGGTCGGCATGGTTGTCAAGGTCGCCGACCTGACGACAGAGTTCACGATTACGGCAATCGACTACGACACGGATACGCTCACTGTGGACGAAAGCTGCACCGCAGACAGCGGATCTGCTATTGTGCCATTCCCGATCACCCCGACCACGGCAGGCAGCATCATACCGGTGATCGTGGGATCATTCAAGATAGGCGAAGTGACGGTCTATATCACCAGCGGCGGATTCGATGTCGACCAAAAAGTTTCGATGCGGAACGATGAATTCGGGTCCATCTCGGCCAGAGGATACCGGCATCCGGAGTTCAGGGAGGTCACGTGCAATTTCGACCTGTATTTCGAAAAAGGCGCGGCCAAGTGGCTGAACGACGCCAAGCGGTTTACCACGCAGGATATTCAGGTTGTCCTGGGGAACACCGCCGGATCGATACTGACTATCGACGCGAATCAGGTCGAGTTCGACATTCCGAACGTCACGGTTCCGGAGACCGATGAGTGCACGATATCTGTGACCGGGAAATGCCTGGGCGACGATGGCGAAGACGAATTGACATTGAAATTTACGTAAGTTTAAGGGCGGACACACAGGTCCGCCCCTACAAACATTGATTAATGATAAAGCGGAAAGGGCAGAATAATGAAAGAATATACGTTCGACCGGGACTGGATCACGTATGTACCTGAATATGACGGGAACCGGCTGGAGAATGACCCCGTTACGGTCGAGATCAAGGCGCTGACGGTCGGTGAACAGCGGGCGATGAGCAAAGGCGTAATCGCTAAGCGGACAAAGGGCGGCGGCTTCCAGACAAACGCTGCGGAAAACAACATGCGGCTCGTCCGCTCCCATGTCCGGAACATCCGGAACCTTCGGGTTAACGGGGCGGATATCACCACCATAGAGGAACTGGAGGACACACCGCTCACCGAGCTATTGGGTGAGATCGAGGAAGCGGTCACCGATATATCGGTATTGAACGAGGGCGATATAAAAAACTTCAAACCGCAGTCCGATGGTTCAGCAGGAAGGACGTCTGGGACTGCGGCGACTGTGACGAATCAAGACAGCAACTAAGGAACTGCGAGGGAGCATACCGTGACGACGGCCCACCAGTCATCGTACTCGGAAAACACGCGCTCAGGGAATGCCCGAACTCTTATATCACCGACTGGACGCGATCGATGCTTGACCTTTTTTATTTATGCTACGCCGTCAGCCCGTCCCCTGGGGGGGCTGTGATCATTCCGGGCCCCCTCCCCGCCCCCGGCGGCGTGTTAGGCCAGGATAATGCAACGATGGAGGCATTCAGAGTGATAACGAGCGAACTGCTTTCCCTTTCTGCCGAACAAACGAAAAAGAAAAAACCAGGCGCGAAATAACCATGGCAAAAGATTACACCATATCGATCACACTGAACGGCAACGACAAGGCGTCGCCCGTGCTGAAACGGTTCGCAGGCACGGCGCAGAAGTGGCTGAAACGCGCCGAGATGGCAGCTATCGCCGCCGCTATAGCTTTCAGCACCATGTCCATGAAATGGGGCATGGATTTCGAACAGCAGATGTCGGCGGTGAAGGCGGTGTCACAGGCGACTGCTGTAGAGATGGAGGCCTTATCCGGCAAAGTGCGACAATTAGGCAGGGATTCCGCCTACAGCGCGACGCAAGCCGGGCAGGCCATGGAAGAATTGCTCAAAGCGGGTATATCTGTTACTGACACCATATCGGCGGTTGAATCAACACTCTATTTGGCGGCAGCAGGGGTGCTTGAACTCGCGGAAGCCGCCGCTATAACCGCGCAGGCTATGAATACTTTCAGACTGCCGGCTACAGAAGCTGGCCATGTGGCAGACGTGTTAGCGCAGGCGGCGGCGTCAGCGGCAACCGATGTCCATAATATCGGCGAAGCGATGCAGTACGCCGGCCCGGTGGCGTCAGCGCTGGGCGTGTCCCTGGAAGACACGGTGGCGGTTGTTTCGCTCATGAGCAAAGCGGGCATCGACGCGAGCATGGCGGGCACGACATTCCGGAACATCATGACAAGTCTGATCAACCCGACAGACGAAGCGCGAAAGGCAATGGAAGATCTGGAAATCACCATAGTTGGGGCGGACGGAAAATTGCTCGGCATTACCGAAATTCTCAGCCAGTTTGGACCGGAAATACTGGAATCGGCGGACGGAGTGGCGAAGCTAAACAAGATTTTCGGAGAGCGCGGCGCGCCGGGATTCATCCAGCTTGTAAGAGAAGGCGCGGGGAACCTCGTTCAATTCAGAGACGCGCTCAAGAACGCGGACGGAGCGGCAAAACAGATGCACGATGTCAGGCTTGACAATCTAACAGGCGCATTCACGCTGCTAAAGTCGAGCCTCGAAGGCGTCGGCATAGCGCTGGTGCATGGCGGGGAGAAGAGCCTCGCGGGCAGCATGAAGACCTATATCAGGGATGCGGTCATACCGGTAGTCAACAACATGGGCATATGGATCAAGCAGATGGGCGGGCTTCCGGGCATACTGACGCTGACGTGGACAATCATCGCCGCGTTCGCGACCCGAATCAAGAACGGATTCAAGAGCCTGATGAGCTGGGATATATTTACGGGATTTGTGGAAGGAATGACTGTCGCACTGATGAAGATGACGGAGTCGGCGCTGACGTGGCTGGGCAACATCGCCGGGGCGATCATACAGATAGCAAGTGTGATATGGATACCGCTGGCCGCTCCCTTTGTGGTGGTCATGGATCAGCTAAAGGAACTATTCGTGCTGTTTCTGAATTGGATCGGCCCGAAAGTCATAGACGCATTCAACTGGATATTAGAGCCGCTGCGCCCGGTTCTGGCCAAGATCGGGGTAGAGATCGGCGAATTCGACTGGACGCCGCTGACGGTGGAGCCTGCGATGTCAATGCAGGACGCATGGAAGGCAAGCTGGCAGGTGGTCGGCGACAAGATCGACGAACAGAAAACCCGTGTTCTGAACGCCACCGACGCCATGAAGACCGGGTTTGTTGCCGCAGGGCAGGAAGCCAACGACGCGTTCGGGCTGATGGGCATGGGGGTTGAGGATTTTACGAAGGATATCGAGGCGGCGATAGCGAAACAGAAAGAGATGGGAGCGGCGGGAGTTGCCGCAGCGGATGAAGTCACAAAGCCGATAGCGGCTCTGCCGCCAGCGGTGACAGATGCGATAGACAAAACCAATGACGAACTGGACAAGCATGACGAAAACGTCAAACAGAGCGCAAAGAACATCGAGGAAGCATTCACATTCGGCTGGCAGAACTATCTGGACAACATCCCCGGCTTTCTTAAATCTGTGGAGGCCAGCGTATATCACATGGGGCTGACGATCGAGCGGGAACTGTCAAACAGCTTTGGCACCTTCTTCCGGACCGGAAAGATATCGATTCACACATTCGGAAAGGTTATCAGCGAGACCGGGCGGACGATGCTTGCCGACCTGTTCGCACAGGAAGTTATGAAAAAGGTTGTCGGCGGGGCTGTCGGGTATATGGTCGATCTGTTTTTGGGCGACGAAGAGGGAGATTCGGGACTTGCCAAAATCAAAAAGGATTTGGGCGGACTATGGAACTGGCTCAAAGAACAATGGACAGAGGGCAGCATTATCGCCGCGCTGGGCGACGCAATCGGATGGCTTATCGGACTATTCAAAGGCGCATTTAACTGGATCACCGGAAAGGATGGCTCGCAGAAGATGTGGGCAGGCATATCAGCCGCGCCGGGGACGGCGTGGAACACGATGCGCTATGTTCTCTTTGACACCTATATAAGCATGCTGTTTCAGCCGTTCTTTTCCGACATCGCCGCGAAAGCAGCAAGTATGTGGACAAGCGTCGCAACCCCACCGGGTTCGATATGGCAGTCGCTCAACACACTGCTGTATAACCAATTGATGAATAACTATTTCATTCAATTTTTTAACGAAGTCATTTCCGGGGCTAACAACATGTGGAAATCAATTTACGGCTCCGGAAAAGGCGTTTCTACTAAAATCAACGGCGTGAATTACAATATGCCGGGAGGCGGGCCGACATCACCGCCGATTACAAACCCGACGCCAACCCCGAGCGGTCCGCCGGGGTCAACGTATTTGCCGGGGTACCCAAAATACGAAAGCGACACTGATATGCTCAAATGGAAAATTGACAAAATATGGGACACCCTAAAAGATGAGTACAATTTGAGCGCCGTAGAACTGGGAACGTTACAGGAAATGCATGACAACTATTTATATACGTATGGCAATACAGACTCCGGCCCAATCTCTTTCAACGTTAACGATATCCCCGGGAAAAGCGATCAGCAGAAATTAATAGACTGGCTTGTTACAAAAGGGTATTGGGACTATCTCAACACCAATCCCGGCGCGGCTTATCATACCGGCGGCATGATCAGCAACGAAGGTTTATTCCTGGGGCTTTCAGGCGAAGGCGTATTGAACCGCATGGCGATGAGCAACATCGGTTCGGAAGGGCTTCGGAGACTGAACGCGGGCGGCAGCGTTGGAAATACGATGTATATCACGATACAGGCATGGGACGGCGAGGATGTAGAGCGGGTGTTCGAGAACCGTATCATCCCGATGCTCAAGCGAACGAGCGAAGCGGGCGTCGAGGTCATACATGAATCGGGCATCAGATACGCGATGAGATGATGTTGTTGCGCCCCTGCGGGGAAACGATCGCCGGTGTTGAGAGAAAAGAAGACCCCCCCTCCGGCTAAAGCCGGTATCCCCCCTTTTAGGGGGGAATGAAAGGAAGGGATTTATAGATGAGCAATGTACGGATACTTTATGACTTTCTGTTCGACAGCGGGACGATAACCTCCTCGAGCGAGGTGACCGGGCTTCCGGACGATAACGCCGTACACGATTTCATAGCGAAAAAGTGGCGGACAACGGGCGACAGCGCGGAGTGGATCACGTTTGATTTGGGGGCCGCGACGAAGATCACGATGCTTGCGATATTCGGGCACAATCTGACCGGCGACGCTACGGTTTTGCTGCAAGGACATACCGCCGATTCGTGGGGCGATCCGGACTACAGCCAGGCGCTTACTATCGATGATCATGTCATCATTCTTTTCCTGGACAAAACATACCGGTACTGGCATATCACAATCGCCGACGGCTCGAATCCTGACGGATATATCGAGGCCGGCAGAATATGCGCCGGAGAATACTACGAGCCTGGGGTCAATGTGACACAGGAAGTTCAAAAACAGCTTATCGACCCGTCAATACTTCAGGAATCAGAGGGACGCCAGGGGTACGCCATCGAGCGTGATGTTTACCGGGTGTTCGATGTGACATTCGCCGACATCGACCGTGACCAGCAGGAAGAACTCATCGATATATTCAGAGATGTCAAGAACATACACCCTCTTGTTTTCGCCCTTGACCCGGACGACTATCCGAACGAAGATACGCTTTATTGCAAAATAACCACGCCGCTTACTCAGACGCTTCGGGCATTGGAATACGGCGATGTGCCGATCACATTCGAGGAGAAGGTCGCATGACGCTGACGCCGACACCGGTCATGGACGCGCATGTCCTCATACAGATCGAACTGGACGGCCTGACACTGTATTACGCCGACCAGCACCTCTCGATGAGCAACGGGCAGTTTTATGAGGGGCGGCTTCTGATATCGACTCTACAGCGGGCGTTCTCCTCGTTCACGGCGCCGAAGCAGCGGGCGTCGACGCTGACTATCACGTTAGAGGACGCCGATTTGACCATCCGGGGGCTTCTGCAGGACTATACGTGGGGAAACCGGAATGTTTTTGTCTATGTGGGCGTCGGGCGGGACATCGCGGACTATACGATTGACTTTCACGGGGTAATCAAATTTCCCGGCGGCATCGGATTTGACCGGACCGAGGTCCGCATAGAACTCCGGGACGCGCGGAACAAGGACAAGGTTGACCTGCCCGAAAACAAATACTGGGTGACAAACTATCCGAATTTAGAGGACGGCGCGGAAGGGACTCCAATCCCCATCGTATACGGGGACTGGTCTTTCCTTGTCCATGTGCCTATACCTGTCACCTGCATCGATACGACCACAAACCAGTTCAAAATCGCCGACCATGCCATACAGGATATAGTACAAGTCTATAAGAACGATGAGGAAGTCAGCCATTCGAATGAAGACCTCGATGAGGCGACCTTTACGATAAGCTCGTACGATCCGCAAAACGATGAGGTCACGGCTGTTGTGAAGGGCAAGGTGTCCGGCGGGCTGATAGAGAACCCTTCGCTGGTATTGCGGGACATACAGTTGAATTACATCGGGATATCAACCGACAATATTGATGGCGACTCGTATGATCAACTGGCGATGGACCTCGCTGATTTTAAGTGCCGACGATATATCGCCGATGAAATATCGACCGACACGCTGATTGAGGAGCTGGCGATAGAGAATCTCTTTGACCTTTATATACATGATGACAAGTATACAGTCAAAAACAGAATACCGCAAGTAAACATCGACCGGACATTCGACGATACGACTATCATATCCGGATCTCTTCAAGTCGAATCTGACCCGGAGGGCCTCTACGCGAACCGCATCAAATGCAACTACGCCTATGACCCTGTCGCGGATACGTGGCAGTCATTCGCCCAGGAGGACAATGAGGCAATACAGGACGATGTCCTACAGGTGATATCGAGGACGATAGATTTTAACTGGCTGTATGAGGAGAGCAATGTCCGGGCACTGGCGGCGCACCTGATCATTCTGTACAGCAGGGCAATCGATGTGATCAAGTTTACGGCGCTTGGAGACGGCATACTGACGCAGCTCTCCGACCGAATAGGACTGACGTACGCCCATTACACGAACAGGCCACTGTTAGTCCGTGAGATATCGAAACACTTCCGGGACATGAGCTGCACGATATACGGGTATGATTCCATTCAGCACATCTTGCCGGGTTATTGGGTTGATGACGACGCGCCTGACTATTCGAGCGCGACCGCCGATGAGCGTGCGAAGCAGGGGTTTTGGACGGACGATGACGGGCTGGCAGACCCGGAAGACGAAACGTCGAAACAGAGCGTATGGTGGTGAGACCCCCCTCCGGCTGACGCCGGTATTGAGAGAAAAGATGACCCCCCTCCGGCTGACGCCGGTATCCCCCCTGTTAGGGGGGAACAATAAGGAAGGTATATAGATGAGTAAAGATTATAGTTTTACTTCAGACTTGTCGGCTACTATCGGGCACGGCACGAAGAAGAGCGATTACGACAGTCTGACGGAGAACACCAATGAGATCGATCAGCGGCTTGAGGCATTACCGTATTTCGGCGGGTTTCTGCCGCTGGCTGGCTCCTATACAGTCTCCCGCGATGGAAGCAACCGGATCAGTACAGTCACTTATAAAAACAGTTCTGATACTACTATCGCTACGATGACAGTCTCGTATGACGACGGGAACGGCGGCAGGGTCGAGTATGTTGAAGTCGAAATTACCGATCCGGTAGCAACAACTATTAGGGAAACATTCAGCTATGACGGCTCGAATAATGTAACGGGCAGCACAAGGACGGTATCATGAGCAGTATCACCATACCATTTATAGAAGGCCTAAAACAGAAATGGCGAACACTGCTATCGAGCACCGTAACCCTTGACAGCGAAGTCTCTGACGGGTCGATTCTGGGCCAGATTCTGGCAGTGTCGGATGTGAGCGATTTCGACCGGACGAACCATTCGCTGGAAGCTCTTGCCACGATGGGCCGCGATGACACGTCCTATCTCGAAGAGGGAACGACCGGGACTCCGACCATGACCAACATCACCAGCTCAGGCACGTGGACGCAAATCGATGCCAGCCTGTCGGCAGACCGGTCGCTCTGTTTGGTATGCGTCGGCGTCACTGATCCGAACAATTCCTGCGAAATTGTTATAGAAATAGGAACCGGGGCGGCATCAAGCGAAACGGCAATATTCAGGGCCAGTTTCATAGTATCTGACGACAGAAGCACATATCTGTTCCCTGTTCTACCACAGATTCCCCTCCCGTCAGACACACGCATAAGCGGACGGTTTTCGAAATCATATCCAAATGAAACCGTTTGGGTAGGTTTGGTTTTTACGGAGCTTTGACATGTTAGAAATCGCTAACATCGAATCGATCTTACAATATTGGCGAAAATCGTTTTCCAATACGGTGACGCTCGACAGCGTGGTTGCCGACGGGTCGATTCTGGGCCAAACGCTGGCAGTGTCTGACGTGAGTGATTTCGGCAGGGGGAATCATTCCCTCGAGGCGCTTGCCACATTGGGGCACAGCAACGCTGAATTCGTTGAGGACGGCTCAATTACAAGTATTAATTTCTATGGTTCACTTTCCTTCTGTCCATGGACGCAACTGATCGCGAGCTTGTCAGCAGATTTGTACCTGGCGCATATTGTAATTACGAATCCGCAACCGACTTCAGATCAGCGCGCGGTCATAGAATTAGGCACTGGCGCCGCGTCGAGCGAGACGACTTTTTTCCGAACAAGCTACTTTCAGTTATTTGGTGTCATCGAATGTATGATTATACCAGTGCTTCCAAGACGAAAGATCGCAAGCGGAACGCGTTTGTCGGCACGTGGATCACGGTCTGGAAGTGCAGGAAACCATGATATAAGTTTACAATTCGCAGCTTTCTAAGGAGGTTATCGATGGACTATGCTACAACCATATCGCTCACCGAAGACGAAGCGGCAGTGCTGGCAGAGATTGCGGTAGAGGCGGGCAAGACGCCGCAGCAGGGGATCGATGAACTCGGCGGACGGATTGTTGATCAGATACAACAGTGGATCAAAGACCGTTATACGACAGAAATCAGCAAACAGCCGATTGCGAGCGCATATCTGCGGCTGAAGGAGCAGCAAAAGTGAGCGAAGACGATCTGAGGGAACAGATTTGCCAGGCAAAAACCCGTGAGGACCGGTACAGGTGGATGATTTCCATCATACTGGTGATCACGTCGATATGCGGCGGATTCATGGGCGGCATGCTGTTTCAAACGGAGCGGACGCGGGATCAGATTGTCACGAATACGGTTGAAATTCGAATTTTGAAAGAAAGTCTGGAAGCGATAAATGAGAAATTGGATATCGTTCTTGCTGCCAAAAAAGCAAGCAATTGAGCCGGTGGAAATACCGTTCATAAACAAGACCCCCCTCCGGCTAAAGCCGGTATCCCCCCTGTTAGGGGGGGGCGATATTGAAGGGGATGTTATAGCAAATCGCCATGTCACCGAACATTTCCGTTTAGAGGAACTTGTCTGCCCGTGCTGTGAACGGATCCGTATTACGCCGGGCTTCTATATCCATATGGAACTACTGGAACGGCTCAGGCGGGACTATGGAGAGCCTATAATGGTTAATTCGGGGTACCGGTGCCCCGATCACAACAAAGAGATCGGCGGGACTGAAAACTCATGGCACATGCGCTTCGCAACTGATCTGGGAGAGACAGATGAGGATAAACGGCGTGAGCTTTACAAGATAGCACTCTCGCTGAATTTCGGAGGAATAGGGCTTTATACCTGGGGCATTCACCTTGACATGCGTCCGGAGCCATACCGGTGGCGGGCGTAAACCTTAACAAAAAGGAGGCCATTATGCGCCTTGTACTTTTCATTATCATGCTGATGTTGGCGGCTGTCGCGCTGTTCGACATCGCGGTGTTTTTCGGGCCGCCTGATGCCGGACAGATGACGGCGGAGATTGGGCGCGATGCGTTGCGCCCCTATGATTTGATGGCCGCGAGCAATCAGACCGCAGAGACCCCCCTCGGCTACGCCGTGTCCCCCCTGTTAGGGGGGAATTATATGGATGGGCCGGTATACGAGGCCGGGATATTCGGGACCGTAAAGAACTGGTTATCGACTGAAGTAATCGCGATGATAATCACGGTCATTGTGGGTATCATCGCCGGGGCGCTGGGAGCACTATCCGGAAAACTAAAGAAGACGTTTGTGGAGGCAGGCCAATTTATGACTGTGCTGGGCGCCGCCTTAGAGGATAACAAGATATCCAGGGAAGAGCTTGGCCATATTGTCAAAGAGGGCAAGGACGTGTTCCGTATTTGGGTAGGCTCGTAAGGGTCCGTACCGATAAGGCAAAATGTGGGGCATAAAATAGGGACATAATATTTTATGCCCCTACAATAAAACAAGACCCCCCTCCGGCTAACGCCGGCGTCCCCCCTTTTAAGGGGGAATAATACGGATTAGGGATATTATAACGGGCACAAGGCATTGTGCCCCTACAAACGAACGAGGTATACTATGGCAGCAGGAAGCGCACAGGCGCTTATCGAGGGCATGCAGGAAATGATGGACGCCGTATTCAAGGATGACGCGACGCCGGAGAATAAGGAAATATTTTTGTTTTCTACCGATGTCACTATCGCCGATGATACGGTCAATGCCGATCTGACCGAGATCACCACAAACGGTTTGGCCAAGCAGACGCTCACAAAGGCGAATTTCGCGGCGGCGACCGAAGCCGATCCGATCGTGTCTGTCTACAACACCGGCACCGGTATCGAGTGGACGGCCACCGGCGGCCCAAACACTGTCTACGGTTGGGCGGTTCGCGGCGTGACATCATTGAAGCTGTATTTCGCCCGGAACTGGGGACTGAAGACAGTCCAGGACGAGGAAACGGTCACCATCAATCCGGCCGAATTCAAATTGGACATCCCGGAGGCATAGTAGAACAATGAGAACAACGATAGCTTTATTTATCGCGGCGGCGGCGATATTCGCCGGGCTGTTTGGATGGAAGAGGGGGAAACGAAATGGCTGATATCACATCACCACAGGCAGTCAGGTTCAGCAACGAGAAGATTCGCCCTGCCGCCGAGCGCATGGCGCAACTATACACCATTGCAAAACAGGTAGTTGATGAGTGGTACGCTACAAACATGGGGACAGAGATTCCCGTATCGGCAGACCTTATCATTGATGGCTCCGCAAATGATGGTCGTACGCCGATCAATGGCAATGACGCCACACTGGTAATTTCACGGTTGCAGGAGTTCGTCACCGACATGGAAGCGAACAATAACGCCAAACTGAATACCGTCCTGAAACCGGCAGTCAACGCATTGAGGTAAGGTATGGCAACATATTATACAAGCTCCTCCGCTACCGGAGGAGGGGACGGCTCAATCAACGATGAGTTTACGTTACAGGAAGCCGCCGATACTGCCGTTGCCGGGGACGTGGTATTAATCAAAGCGGATGGGACATACAGTCCGACTGCCACAATCGACTTTGACACGAATGCAGGTTCAGGCAATTCCCAAATTGAATTTAAGGGGTGCGCTTCGGACGGTACAGACGACGACACGCGAGCAACTATCGACGGAGCGTCTATTTCATCGGCGCCAATATTTAAGACAATAACTGGCGGTTTGCAGTTTAAGAACCTTGTTTTACAAAACGGCACATCTCACAATGTCGATCATTCTAACGGTAGTCCTGAAATATGGGAAAATTGTCGGTTTACCGGAGCGACGTACGAAGGCTTTTATGACTCTCATTCAATAGACCATACTCTTAAATTTATAGAATGTGAGGTTGATAATAACGGACGTAAGGGGTATGGAAACAACGCCACTGACAGAGGCGGCACATGGTGGATTAGATGTTCGATACACGATAATGTTTCCCACGGCATAGCAGAAGCAGATAGAAGCGGAAACAGAATATTGATTATTGACTGCCTCATATATGACAACGGTGGCGACGGAATTTGTGATGATGGGTATAGGGCAACCCTAAATGTAATGATCAAAGGATGTACGATTTTCGGAAACGGAGGGGACGGCATCGACTACGGAGCTGGTTCGGCAGCATACAGTATTAACATTGAAAGCTGTATTATACGGTCGAATGGTGGGTATGGTATTAATACTAATACTGGCAATACAAATTTTGCCTTGTTAAAAAATTGTTGTTTCAGTAACAACACTTCAGGCGCAGTCGATATAAATTCCGGTACTCCGTGGGGTTCCGACAATATCACATCAGACCCGAAGTTCGTTTCAGAAACAGACGGTTCCGAGGATTTCTCATTGCAGTCCGACTCGCCTTGTCTCGCCGCAGGCACTGACGGAGGGATTTGGTAAATGTCGAGTTACCGTGACATAGGAGCCGTACAGTACGGCGGTTATGACATCGGGGCGGTGCAGAGAGAGACGAGTGCGGGAGGGGACGGCATATCGGAAAGCATTGATGTGTCTCTCATGTCTGACGCCAGTTTGACAGGGGAACTCCTGTCTGCACTCACGGCCACATGTGAAGCGGAGCTTTCTTTCCCTGTTGATATCTTGGTGAGTATGGGGCCGTCTATCGAAATCGAAACGGCATATTCTACGAAACATACATCGCCGTTATCGATAATGACAGAAGCCGAAACCAATTTTCCAGCGGAAATCAAATCACCGTTATCAACGGCTGTCGGGGCCGAAATAGATTGTACAGGAATATGCTCGAGCATATTAGATTCGGTGATATCAGCAGAGACCGGATTAACGGGCGGAATAAAAAGTGCGGGCGAAATGAACGCGGGGGCGAATGCCGATATGACGGTAATGATCACTATCGGTATCGCTCCGACTATCACGGCGGAAGTGGAGCTCACCTATTCCAGCGAAACAGGCATTGTTGAGTCGATATCGGTGTCGATCAGGCCAATGGCCGGGGACGGTGCCAGTATCGAGACGCCGCTTGATGTCAGTGTGATTACCGGAAGCGAGTTCCAGGGACGGCTTACGGCGGCGCTGGAGGCAGTGTTAGAAGCTGATATTACTACAGGACAGAGTGTAAAGTCGCCGCTTGACATATCGGCGCTTCCGGGAACGGTTTTGACAGGGGCTATTCAGCATCCATTAGCGGTAACCGTTGAACCGTTGGCATCACTTCTCTGGCGGGCGCAGTATCAGCTTACGGAAATCCTCTCGCTGTCATCACGAATAACGACTACTCTCTCGCTGTCATCACGAATAACGACTACTCTTGAATTGGAGTCGCGGATATGAGCACTATATTTGCCGGTCAGACGGCGTTACGAATACAGCTTACGACGTACCAGGACATCACGGACGCTGAGGCAACCAAAATCAAATATGAGAAGCCTGACGGGACAACGGGCGAATGGAGCGCGTCTGTAAGCGATGAAACAAACGGTGTGATTTATAAAGACATGGCCAGCGCGGACGATCTGAACGCTGCGGGCTGGTGGAAATTCTGGGCATATGTCACGTTCTCGGACGGCAGGAGCGCGGCTGGAGAAGCAGTCAGGGTGAAGGTCGAAACAGCAGGATAACAGTGAAAGGAGCCTGTCATGGAACGGGTAGATGTAGTATCGAGTAATATTAATGGAATCGGGTATGACGCGGGAAGCGGGACGCTGGAGGTTGAGTTCCGGACGGGAACGGTATATCAATACCATGACGTACCTGCGGAGGTCAACCAACTCCTGATAAGCAGCAAAAAAAAAGACAAAAACGAATGAAAACGGGTTAAAAAACGAGAGCAGGCCTGATGTGGAAACATCAGGCCGACGCTATTTGGGAGCGTCAAGGCAGAGCCTCTACTCTCTTCGGAATCGAGAGAAAAGTAATGATGACATATGAAAAACACAAGAGGAATTGCATGGACGCTCCAATTTGCTGGATGGGTGGGAAACGCCGTCTGCGGAAAACAATCATCGGAATGATACCGGAACATACCTGCTATGTCGAAGTGTTCGGCGGCGCGGGATGGGTGCTTTTCGGGAAAGAACCATCAAAGGCAGAGGTTTACAACGATATCGACGGGGATCTGGTAAACTTCTTCCGGATAGTCAAGAACTGTCACCGGGCGTTTCTCCAGGCATATGATCTGATGCTGGTGTCAAGGAAGTTGTTTACAGATTTTGTCAATACCGATCCCGAAGACCTTGACGAAATACAGCGGGCGGTGCGATTTTTTTATATCATCAAGACCGCATTCGGCGGGAAATGGGATGAACCATCGTTCGGATACTCACGGACGGGACAACCACGATTGAATCTGGACACAATCTATGAAACGATTTCAGGGGTACATAACAGGCTCTGACATGTCACCATCGAGCAAGGAACGTTTCCCGATACCGTCAGGCGCTATGACGGCGGGGAAACAGTGTTCTATCTCGATCCACCATATTACCAGACGGCTGGATACCGTTATAAAGTGGGGATCGAGGATTATCAGCGGCTTGCGGAAATCCTTGCGGCAATCGAAGGGAAGTTCATCCTGACAATCAATGACCATGAAGTCATGCGGGATGTGTTCTCAGGCTTCCGGATCGATGAGGTCGAGGTTGGCTACAGTATCAGCAGGAAAGTCGAAGCCAGGCGGAAATTCGGGGAGTTGGTGATCAGAAATTATGGGTGAAGTGTAAAGTGGGGGTTGACAAATTCAGACTGGAGGTGTAAAGTAAAGCAGGGAGAATCAAACCGGAGAAAGGTTTGTAATGTGTCAAGTTTTCGGCTCAGGCAATGAAAATGAAAATTCTCATTTAATTTGTCCTGAGCCGAAATTTTTTGCGGCTTGGTATACACCCGCGTGCGGGAGAGGAAACGAGGGTGAGGGTTGGCTTTGCCTGCCCCCCCGGGGGGAAGGCGTCACGAAGCGATGGAAGGGGGCTG